CGGGAGTGAAGTCATCCGGCAGACCTTCGATATGCCGCGCGGCACGCGAAAAGAATTTTCTTCGTCCTATCAAGTGCCGTCACCGACCTTCTGCGCCGCCAAAATTTTGTCTTTGAAGCTCAGCTCCCAGGTTTCGCCGTTTTTAAAATCCGGCGCAGTGCCGATATATCCGGTGCCCGCGGGCAGAGTGACCGTTATATCGCCGCTCGCCGCGAAGTTCAGGCGCATCCAAGATTCGAAATCACCTACCGGATAGCTTAACTTTAAGGTCGTGACATTAGTGAGGCGGTATTCGGTATTATCAGCGAGGGTTATGTTTTCATCTGCGGTTGTCACTGATTGTGTGGGTGGCTTAACTGCCGCTGTTTGTGCAGAGATTAAACAGCCGCCAATATATTCGCCAAACGCTTGACGACCATAGTTATTTAGATGTGTGCCATCAATTGAAAATGCAGCATTGTTATAAGAGTCTACGCCGAGAGCCTTATATCCATCAATTACGGGGCAATTAAACTCGCTTGCTACATCTGCCATCGCCAAACCAAACTCTCGCAATTTCTTGCCTTGGCTATTCGCGTAAGCTTCCGCACCAGTGTTATCCCACATACGATAAATAGACAACGAGATGAATATACGGATTTTTGGATATGTCGTCTTAATCTTTCGAATCGCGTATCGCAACGCGCCGCATAGCGTGGTGGTGTCGTCATCATCGGCGCTATTGTCAATTTCAACATTCCCGGTAAAGTCATTTGTGCCATAATGGACGACAATTGCATCTATATTGTTAAAATCTATACTCTTTAACAAGGCGAGTTGCTGCGGAAAATAGTCCGCGCCGCTTGAAACCTGTGCGTCTTGTGTAGTAAAGTTTCCTGTGGTTATGGCATCTGCCAGTGCCCACATGGAAAATGCCGCATACCCGGTGGTGGGGTGAACACTCATTCGACACCCTCCAAAACCGACGTTGTATGTTGTCGCCCCAGTGAATTTTGAAGTATATGCTGCTACGGATGTATCGTCACGTGTCATTCCAAAAATGCTATCTCCAAAAAACACAATTTTTTTATTAGATAGCATCGGCTTTGAAATCGAAAAATCAAGGTTTTCTGCTTTAACTTTTACATTGGGTTTTAGCACTTGTTTTTCGGTTGTTGTTTCTGCAATTTCCTCATTCACTGTAACAACTGCATTGGATGAATTAACTGTTACTCTTAAATACGCAAAATCATTCCAAAAATAATAGGCGATAGAAGAAGTGTCCCATGTAATTTCATTATCGGAAACGGTTATTGCTCCATAAGCGGTACCGTTACGAATATCTTTTATTGTTTTACCGAGCCCGTTTCCACTATCAGGACGACTTGCTGGATATAAAGACAGAACCAAAGTTTCCTCGATTGGTATATCTTTGATTCGGATTATATCGCCTTTAGTTACTGGTATAAATCCAGAAACTATATGTTTCCCGTCTGAAACCTCCGCTCCGGATGTCGACAAATAATAGCCAGTTTTATATCCCGTATTGTTAAAAGTATTTCCGCTGCTATCAGTCGAAATCGGAATTTGATTGGTATACGCGGGTGCAGAGACAATTTCAGATGTTGTAATGTCCGGCAAATCTGCGGGTTCCCACGCGGTGGGCTTACCGCTATTATCAACAGTAGAAACTTTAGCTATTTGACCAACGGTCGCCCCATAAATATCCAATCCCTCGCCTTTTGCGCCTGTGTCACCTTTCTCTCCGCGAGACGGTTTCCCGGTGTCTGTACTGCCGGTGTACCAGTTGCCATTTGCGCCAATAGTCGGCGTTATACCGTTTGTACCATCTTTGCCGTCCTTACCGGGTGCGCCGGGGTCTCCCTTGTCGCCCTTTGCGCCTGTGTCACCTTTAAGACCCTGTGCGCCCTGTGCTCCGGGCTCGCCTGCGTCTCCCTTGTCACCTTTTTCACCTTTTGCGCCCTGTGCTCCCGTCGCTCCTGTATCGCCTTTATCGCCCTTGAGGCCGACATCAGAGCCGTTATATTGCAGTTTGCCGTTTGAGGCAGAGAGCTTGTCGAGTATATCTTTGTTTTCGTGGGTGTGGGAGTTTGGAATAAGCTCGTCGAGTGCGGCGCCGACCGTCGATATGTTCGGCAGTGCGGCATTGGTATAACTGACATCTTCGGCGGTTGACGTTCCACCGCCACCGCCTAAAGCCTTGCCGTCATAGGTCGGCTTGCCGTCTTTCGATTCGGCAAACTTATCAAGCACCGCCTTGTTTTCATGCGAATGCCGTGCGGCAGTGTTAAGCGCGATTTCGGCGGAGAGGCTGTGACTCAGACGTTCCGTGCCGTCCGGGATTGACACCTTTGCAGAGCCTGTTATCATAGGCGCATAGCCGACTATCTCGCCGTCCGCAAAAGCGACAAGCTGCGCTGCCATGTTGCCCGGCTCGGGCACAACATCGCTTGTAATTTTGACCGTCACATAGCCGTCCGCAGGAGTCAGTAGCTCGGTTTGTAGATGCTCGCCAACTGTCGACTCAAAATAGACACGATAGCTGTCTGCGCCCTCAAGCTCTGCAGGAACGGGGAGAGAAAGCTCCGTGAAGTTGTTCTCCGCTCGATATCCAACGTCATACCCGCGAGGGCGGGCATAATCAACCGTTATCGTTCTTGTCTGCATCTTTTTCCGCCTCCTCGTTCTCGCCCTCCACGGGCGTTTTTTCGAGCTCTGAGAGCATGTCGGACAACAGCTCGATTTTGCCGCAAACCTTGGCAAGCTCGACCTTATTGACCTCTATTTGCTGTATCATCTGCGCGTTGTGCTTCTGCAAGGCGTCGCCCTGCGCTTTGACCTCTGCGATTTTCTGTTCGATTTCTGATTTTGTCATAATAGCCCCCTAAGCGAGTTTTTTGTAGTCGCCGCTGTCGTTAAATTCGGCATACAGTCCGGTGGTGTCTAAAAATAGCCGTCCGGTGTAACCGCCGCCGGAAGTAAGCTTTAAAGTCATGCCCTTTCCGTTTGTCCCGCTCGAGTAGATTTCAATTCGCGCCGGAACCGTGCCTTTGGTGTTGTTGACGATTTGCAGCAGTGCGCTCGCGTCACTCGTAGCACCAAGCTCCGCGCTTACATCGTTCGCGCCGTTTGGCGCATGCGCGATAAACCCGATGGCATCGCCGCCTGTCGCAACACTTAAAGACTCGTTTACCTCGACTTTTTTGCGGAATCTTGCGTTATCTTTGCTGATTAGCGCAAAATCAGTGTTCCAGGAGCTCAGCGCTGAGACATTGTCGGTGCTCGTTCCGATTCTAAACCCGCCGGACGGAACGCCGCCGAGCGTATATGACGGGCTTGCGAGTGTGGCATACCATTTACCGCCTATAAGCGAGTTGTAAAGCGACAGATATTTTGTGCCTGTTCCAGTGCCAGTTCCTGCGCCTTGATAGAGCTCCACTACTCCGCCGGAAAAGTCTGCTTTGTAACCGTCGTTGTTTAAGATTGACAACTGACCGCCGTCAAGGTTTATGTCGCCGCCAGTGATGTTGATATCGGAAGCTTCGATGTGTCCGGACTCAAGGTTAAAAGAGAACTCGCCGTTTGCAGATTGCATTATGCCGGCGCGGATGATGTTCGCGTTTAGAATGCCCGTGTCGATAAAGTCAGCGACAATGTGACCGTCCTGCGTGACTGCTGTCCTATATAGCCCGGAGTAGCCGCCGGACGAATGACCAAAGCCGGAAAGATTAAACCGCCATATGTTTTTGGCGGTCGAGATGTCCGGCGTGTCCATGATTAAAATTTCCTGCGGATTCTGCGGCGGGTTGAGTCGGACATATCCGCCGCTGTTCCCGGTGATTGCCGCCGTTGCGTCGGCTATCGCCTTTTCGTATGCCGCCGTCAAGTCGGACTTCGCCGAGACGAGCTGACCGCGCAGGTCTTTGGTCTCGTTGACCGTCTGCTTTATGACGTCGGCAAAATTCGCGCGCGGCGATCCGAGGTCAATGGATGTGTACCGCTCGCGCAGGACATCATAGACCGTTTTAATTACCTTTGCTTTGATATTGATGTTGAGGTCTTTGTGATAAATCTGCACTGTGTCGCAAAGGCTGACAGACTCGAGCGCGGAAAAACTCGCGTATTCCGGCGACTGCGACAAGTCCACAAATGACACCGTCATTGACACGGTCGGCGAGTTGATGTCATTTGCCGCCGCGTATGCCGCCACCGCCGAGTCGAGCCCGCTCTGCGTGATTTTGCTATCGCCGCCCGAAAAATCGGACGAAAAATCGCGTATCAGCGTTTTTGCATTGATGCCGCTTGAGTTGGTCACTGCCTTATAGCTGTGCAAGTCGACATTGTCGTTTTTGACATAGCCATATATGCCGGTGTATGCGCTATCCATGTCGATATCGCACTTTAACTCCGTCATGTTGCGACCGTATGCAATTCTGACCCCGCGATCTTTGCCGCGCGCCTTGTGCAGCTTTATCGTGTGATTGTCAAACTCGTACTCGCCGCCGTAGACGTCAAGGACGGAGCCGGACACTCCGCCGAGCGCAGCGCGCGCCGAAACATTGGTCAGTGCGATTGACGACGACAGAGTGATATCGGTCGTCGCCACGGAAAAGCCTGTGTCCTTGCCGAGCTGATTCTTTGCGGCGGTCAATATGGCGTTGATAGCGACCTGCGCGTTGCCCGATGCCGAAACGGTCGGCACCGGATAGCCGGAAAGTGCGTAGCTGATATGCTCGCAGCTAACGGTAAACATGCCGTTGATAGGCTTTGACACTTTGCGGATGTGAAAAAACTGATTTTTTCCGTTTGCGTTTGGCTTTGCCTTGACATAACGGTCAATGACAAGGTCGGCGGCATACCGGCCGAGCATCGGATATTGAAATTCCAGCTCGAAAACGCCGTTGCGCTCCTCCGTGCATTGGCAGTCGCTCGCCTCGGCAAGCCATCCGATTTTTGCTTTTGCGTCCTGCTTATAAAGTATCGGTATCATAAGCGCCTCCAGTGCGGCACGATCTCGACCTTGGTCACGGTTCCGCCGCTCCAGCTTATAGCATTTCCCCCGGGTGACAGCACCGGAAAGCTGTCAAAGTTGGCTCTGTCTGACTTCCCGGTCGCGCCGGTATAGACAAGCTGCAGGCTGCTGTCGCACTCGATATAGCTGCCGATGTTTAAAAACGGAAAGGCTTGACCGCCAATCGAAAGCGTGATGTTTCCGCTGCCGTATATCTTGATATATGGCAGCGCGGAATACGCCGTCGGATTGGTGATTTTCCCTGCCGCCGTCAGCGTCGTTTTGGCGTCGCCGGAGGTCAGAAAGCGGAACGGCTTGCAGCTGAACACCAGCTTCGCCGTGCCGAAATTCCGGATCTGCTCGTCCCAATCTTGCCCGCTCGTGCAGATCGCCATGCGATAGCTGCTTGTGTCGGAGCTGTCCGCCAGTTTGGCATATGCCGCACTGCCGAAAAGCCAGTCTGCGACAGCGTCACGGTTTGCCGCGATGTCTTTGCAGCCGACGGTGTAGGTGATTTCTACATTTTCAAGGTCGTCGACGCTCGAATCGATTATCAAAAGCCCGGCGCGGCCGGGAATCTTTTGCAGATCATACGGTCGCGCCGGTGTTTTGTTGATTGTTGCCCCTTGCACTACAAGGCCGAGGTCGCTCGACTTTTTGGAATTGAAAGTGAAAGTTTTAGGCATATGCCCGCTCCTTTCTACGCATCTCGTCGTAGATTTCCTCGGCGATGCGCGAAGCGAGAGCCCTCACATCGCCCCCGCCGTCTGCGGCGTTTATGGTGACATTAAAGTTATAGACTTTATTGCCGCCGCTGACTGCTGCCTGCGCTCGGCGCGCCGTGAAATTTCCGGTCGCGTTGATGTCGACATCCATCGGTATGGAGTCGGTCATCCTCTTTGCGACATCGCGCATCGTGGTTTCAAAGCCGACGCCAACGCCGAGAGCCATGTTTTTACCAATCTGGTCGCGGAAAACGGTCGACGGTGAGTGTATGCCGAGCACCGATTTCATCGCGTCGGTGACGGCGGAGCCGAGAGACTTGATTTTTCGGATAAGCCAGTCTTTCATATTCTTGATACCGTTCCACAGACCCTCGAGAAGATTTTTGCCGAGTCCGGCAAAAACGGTTGACGGCGAGTGTATGCCGAAAAAGTTTTTGAAGCCTTCAAGCATTGCTTTGCAGACCTTGACAATTGCGTCCACGACAAGACCTTTGTTGTCCCACAAACCTTTGACGATGCCGCCGATCAGCTGAAATGCCGCCGGGATAAGACGCGGAACGTTGGCGATAAGCCCGGTCGATATTTCTATCACCAGTCTGACTGCCGAGTTGAGAATTTTAGAAAGATTATCATCCTGTAGCAGTGCATTGACAAGCGAGTCGACGAGCGTAAACGCCGCGTCTATCACTTTGTCGATGTTATCCGCAAGCGCGCCGACGAGCACAACAATAAGCGTGACCGCCGCCTGCATGATAGGATCTAAATTCGCGACGATTCCGTCGACCAGAGTAAAGACGACGTCAACCGCGCCGGAGAGTATCGGCGCGAGGTTGGAGACAAGACCGTCGAGCAGAGAGTTGACCATCTGCGCGCCTGCGTTAAGCAGTGACGGCGTTTGCTCTAAAATCGCATTGATAATATTCTGCACGACCGGAGCGGCGTTTCTAACGATCGCCTTAACCGAGTTTAAGAGATTCATAATCATCGGTTCGAGGTCGGCTTCGCTGTTGCCGAGGTTTTCCTTGAGCGTCTGCATTGCCGCCTTCGTCATGCCGATAGATCCGGTCAGTGTGCTTTCCGCTTCACGCGCAAAATTGCCTGCATACTGCTCCGTTTTTTCAAAAAACATCTGCATCGCAAGCTCGGCTTTTTCAGCGTTCGATGCTTTGTTCCAGACAAAGTTGATGCCCTTGCCGGCAGCGTAAGCTTCGAGCGTCGTCGCATTCATCGCGACGCCGAGGTTGTCCATCATTGTAAAGTTGCCCTTGGCCGCGCCTGCGATAGATTCAAGTGCCTGCGATGTATCAATGCCCATGACGGACGCGACATCGGTCGCGCGCTGCATAGCCTTTGTGGTCAGCTCAAGGCTGCGCTCCTGCGACAAGCCGGAGCCTTGAAACAGCGAACCCATTTTGTTCGCTGTCGCGAGGTATTCGCTCTGAGCAACGCCCATGTTCTTATAGGCACTTTTACTCTTTTCAACGACCGCATCGGCATAGCTGCCAAAAACAGCCGCCGAGCCGCCGAGGTTCTGCTCGAGCTCGCCGAAGCCTGCGACTGATTCCTTGACAAAATCAAAAACCCCTTTAGCGATACTCTTACAGGCCGAGGCAACACTTTTCAAGCCATTGACAATAATGTCACTTATGACATGAGCCTTGATAAGGTCGCCGAACTTAATGCTTTTCTTTCCGGCTTCCTCGAGGCTGTCTCCAGCTTCGGAAGCGCCTTTTCGGAAATAGGTAAAACGCTCCTTTGCATCGTTCAGCTTGTTTTTCAGCTTATCAAAAACATTGATTTTTTCCTTGAAAGTTTCAAGCTTGTCATGCACGTTTTTCAGCGACGCACCGAACTTCTCAATCGCAGTCTCAGGCTTCTTTTCCTTGACCTTTTCAAGCTCTTCTTTCGTCTCATTCAGCTTGGCGTTCGTTTTGGCAAGCTCGGCTTCGGCGTTGTTAAGCTTCAGAGTCCAGCTTCTCACCTGCTCCGAGCTGTCGCCGAACTTTTCGCTTGCTTTTTGCAAGGCGGTTTTGATAAGCTCGATTTTTTCCTGCTGCTTTTCCGCAGACTCGGACAGCGTTTTTCCCTGCGCCGTCCACAGCGCCATTTGGTCTTTGTTCTCGAGAAAAACGGCGCTGTTTTTTTTCATGTTGCTATTCAGTATCGACAGGCTGTCATCTATTTTTAATACAGCTTCCTTAAAATTGGTCTCATCCGCGCTGTCAAGGGTTTCTCTCATCTCATTAAGCGACGCGCTTGTTTTAGCCAAATCACCCTGTGCATAGTTGAGGTCTGTTCTCCATTTTCTGACGGCATCGGAATTTTCTCCATACTGCTTCGTTGCATCTTCAAGAGCTTTTTGAATAATGGCGACCTTATTTCGCTGTTCGTCCATCGTTCGACTCAAGGTCGAATATTGAGAAGTGCAATAGCCAAGCTGATCTTTGTTCAGTGCAAATTCCTGTGTGTTTTTTTTGGCTTCAGAACGCAAAAGCCGCATGGTGTTGTTTATGTTTTTAATTGCCTTATTAAAATCGGCTTCGCCATCGAGTGTAATCTTCGATCCGATTCTGTTTTTGTTACTCATCATCCACCTCCCCCTTTTTGACTAATCCATGCCATATGCAATAATTTTCATACAGGCTGGTGACTTGCCGCAAAGTCAGCCGCCAAGCCTGCGCAAAAGGAAAGCCGAGTAATGCCGTCGCTCTGAAAATCCAGAGGTCAACATCGACGATTACTCGGCTTGGCTGTTTTTTGTTTCTTCGAGTCCTGCCGCTTCTGCCACGGCATCGACGGCGGCGTTCAGCTCATCGTCCTCCGGCAGCTCCTCGGCGGTCGGAAGCGACACGCCGAAGGTCTGCATCAGCACGTCGGTGTACTCGCTGATGTTTCCTATGTCGATTTTTCTGCCGATATAGCTCTCGGTGACATGCTCGAGCTTGACATCGTGGTCGTCGTTGTAAGCATCGACCGCGTCGTTGATAAGCACGGCAAGGATCCACTTAAGTTGTTTGACCTCACTCGACGCTCCAAAGACATTCTCAAGCTCGCCGTATCTTTCCTGCAGTTGCTCGATGCAGTTAAGCGTCAGAGCGACGTTATATGTCTTTCCGCCGATAGTCAGCGGAACCCGTCTTTCTTTTGTTTCGCAAATAATAGCGTTCATAAATAGACGCGCGGGCGAGTTTCCCCGCCCGCTCCTCCTTTTTGGTTTATGTGTCGGAGACCGTGATTCCGAACTTGGTCTTAAGTGCGGCGATCGCCTCGGCGGCGGTGGTGTAATAGGTCTTGGTGCGCCACGCTCCGGACTTGTCCGCTATTGCCTTGCCCTCGAGCGACGAGGTATTAAAGGTGATGTTGTCGCCTTTGGTGGTGTGTGTCTCACTCGGAAGCGAGAATTTGACCTTGTGGACAACATAAGTCAGATACTTTCTCACGCCGTCCACGACCTCGACGGAAACAAAGCCGTAGCCGCCGTATACCGGCGCGTCGCTCGCTTTTGAGGTCAGCACGGTCGGCTTTGGAGTCGTCGAGCCCGTGCCCTCGGTCTTCGTCTCGCCGAACATACTCACAAAAACCTCAACCGGAATAGTTGACGTTTCAAGAGTGATGTCGGCATCTTTAAATTCTGTTTCATACTCCGCCAGCGCGTCGTCGGCATAGAGAGAGCCTTCGACCTTGTTCGGCTTGACTTCGGTCTTGACCATCTTGCCGACAAAAGCACCGTTTTCGTAGGTTATCGCCGAGTCAGTTTCTGACTTTATCGGCGCAAAAACAGGCAGAGATGCTTTAAACTGTGCCATTTTTTAATCGTCCTCCTCGTCATTGACTACGCCCTCAATCTCGGCATCAACCGCGATTTGGACATAGTTCTTTTCTTCATCGTACAACTCCGCAGTCGACGTGACCGTAAAGCCCGCCGCGCGGAGCCGTTTTCTGATTTGCTTTTTGTATTTCTGCGGATTGTTCCGCGTCCACAGCGACACGCGCACATATGTGCCGTCATATATCGGCTCATCGTCCGCCCAAAACTCCGGCCGCTCGTCGAGATAGGAAAAAGTGATATATTCCTCGTCGTCACCGGAATAAAAATTCGGATATATTTTCATTCCCATGTCGCCGAGTGCGGACATTATCAGCTGATTCACATTCATCCTTCAACCCCCGTTTCACGCCGAAACACTTCCGCCATTGCTGCCTCACACTCGGCGCGGCAGTCGTTAACAGCTTTTGTCAATATCGGCGTCGGCGCCTGATTCTTTGTACCGTACTCCAAGTGCGCCAGAATTTCCATGTTTCGCACCGGAGTTTTGCGCTTCTTTATCTTGCCGTGCTTGTCAATATATTTCCTCGACATTCCGGTCGGTCTGACTGTCGCGAGATATGTTCCGTTCTTGGCTTTCTTCGCGCGTGTGCGCTTGACGCTGTTGACCATCGTGCCAGTTCGCCGATGTCCGGCAAGTGCCGCCTTGATGCTTCTTTCCAGTATCGGAGTTGCCGCGTCAATCATCTGCGGCGCGTACTTGTCGACATCCGACAGCTTGCCGAGACTTCGCAAAAAGGCCGGGTCAATTTCAAAATCAAACTTTCCCATTTCAGTCCACCTTCATATCGGAGCAGTGCAGCTCCGTCAGACCGTCGAGGCGGTCATAGACGCGCGTTATCTGCAGTTTCGTTTCGCCGTCGTAGACAAACTTACTGCGGCGGTCAAAAGACCGCGAGCGCACGACATAGACCCGCTCGACTTTCATTCCGGCTTGCGCCGCCTCGTAAAACTCGCTTGACTTCGACGACTCCGCGTGTGCCCACAGCGGCAGGCGCCGCTCGGTGTTTTTCTCGTAACCGTCGGCGTCCTGCCCGCTCTTGTCGATATAGGCGACCTCAATTCTGTTTTTCAGATACATCGGCACCCGCCTCCGTTCTAAGCTGCAGCGCAAAGCTGTTAAAAAGCTTCTCGGTGTTTGCCGACACCGTGCGGTTCAGCTCGCCACCGTCGTACATATCACGCACGGCGACGAGTACAAGGAACTGTGCGCGCGGATCCTCAAGGTCGCAGTCGTCGCCGACAGCGGCCGAGAGAAATTTCTCGGCCGCGTCGATAAAGCCTTTTATCATTGCATTGTCGACATCATCGTCAACACGCAGGAAGCGTTTAGTCTCCGCCAGTGATACGGCCATTGTTTACACCGCCTTAGCCGTTCTGCTTGCCGGACTGCAGGACAGCAATCTTCTGATTGTTCTCGACCTTGGAATCCGCTTCGAGCCATCCGACAACGCCCTTTGCGTTCTTGTCGGCATACTTCTCGTTAAGCACCTGCAGCTCGAGCTGTTTTGCGATTTTAAGCGCCATACCTGAAAAATCACCGTAGAGGACGGGGAAGCCCTCCTGCACGGTCGCCTCGTCCATAGCGTCGGAGAGATAGACCGGCGATCCGAGTATCTTCCAGCCGAAGCCGTTCTCGATGTCCTTCATGATGTAGTCGTTCTGTGAATTTTTGGTTTTTCTGAGCGCTGTAAAGGTCTTGTTGCTCATGATCCACATCGCATTGGACTGGTAGATCTGCGGCACCATCGCCTGCATATCGATAAGGACATCGAAGGTGATACCCGCGAGCGTATAGGTGGTCAGGGTCATCTTATTGGTGGACGAGACCGCGCCGGTCATCTTGCCGCTCGTGCCGTGGATAAGCTCGCGCTCAAGCTTGACGCGGAAAGCCTCGGTCATAAGCTCTTCAACTTTGCTGACAATGTTGATATCAGTGTTGTTGATAAGCTTATTCGATATCACGGTCAGCGCGCCGAGGACATAACCGGACAGGTCCACACTTGTAAACTTGCCCTGACCTGCGGTCAGTGCGGTGAACTCGTCACCCTGATAGGCAGCGGCGATATCACCGGTCGGAGAATCGGCAGAGGCGTCGGTACCGTAGACAGGTATGGACAGAGCGCCCTTGGTGTAGTACTTTGTGGCTTTTTCAATAATCGGCGATACGTTGACTATATCGGTGATTATTTTGTTCGCGATGGTCTTGGGGATGATAGCTCCGTTCGAGCCCTGCGACATTCCCGCCGAGGCCGCCTTTCTCAGATATTCGACGAAGCTCTTCTCTTCGCTGAGATCTGCACCGCCGTTGTCGCCGTGCTCCTCGGGGTCAAGCTCGTCCTGCTCCGCCTCAAAAAGGCGCTTCTCGGTCTCATACTCGCCCTTGAGGTTGTCGACCTCGTCGAGGCAAGCCTTGACAAGGTCAACCTCGCCCGCTTCATTGTGCTGCCTTGCCTCTTCGGTTTTGGACTTGATTTTGGCAAGCAGATCTCTCATTTTCTTATTCATAGTTTGATTCCTCCGTGTAGATAAAATTTTCACGGATGCGTATGGCATCCGTGTAGTCTGTGGACTTTTCTTTTTCTTCGGGCGGTTCCTTACCCTCGAACTCTTTGGTCACGCCCGCCGCGCGCTGTGCGGGAACCGCGACAAAAGAAACCTCATAAGCGTCGACCGCGCCGACAAGCTTATAAAAGCAAAGCGCGCCGTCGTACCGTTTGCCGCGATAGTGCTCGCACCGTCTGGCGTCGCCGCCGCAGACAGAGCACTGCGCAGATTTGACGCTGCACCCGACGCTGCACTCCTTTTTGATGCCGCCCTCGATTTCGGCGATGAGCTGCCCGCTCGTTGCCTTAATGCAATAGCAGTGTAAGACAAGCTGTTCATACTCTTCGCCGGTCTTGGTGGTCTCGCCGGGACTGGTGATAACCTCCGCGTCAAAAATCCGTGCGCACTGATTTGTGCTCTGCGGATTATGATCGCTTATAACGGTCTTGCCTTTGTACAGCTCGGCAAGCTGCTCAAGCGTCTCGCCGGAAAATGCCTCATAGTCACGGTCAATCTCGTTGTCGCAAGCGACCATTTTAAAGGCAAAAACCTCTTCGGCGGTCAGCTCTTTCAGCGTGCAGGCGTTGATTTTCGCCATTTTGTCATCGTCAAGATCGAGGCTCTTGACAATGGCGCATTTGTCAATTTTCATCTTTTTCACCTCCTTTGGCGTACTGTATTCCGGCTTGCGTCAGCGGCAGCATGGATCCGTTACAAATCAGCTGGTCGCCGCCCGGACGCTCGCCTTTATCCAAGTAGGCACGCGCCTCATTTGGTGTGTAGATGGAATTTTGCACTGCGGTCGCCATCGCTTCGAGCTGCGTCTTAAAGTCGGCGCGAAGAATAACGGCCGCGTTGAATTTTGCAAAATACCCGTTTGCGATATCCTCGTCGCTCAGAAGCTTGTAGGTGACCTCGTCCTCGTACTGCTTCAAGATGTACAAAAGCGTGTCAATATAAAAAGCAAGCTGCTGCTGCTCTGCGGCGGCGTAGCTTGCTTTTTCGTAGTCGTTAATCTGATTCGGTTTGATTCCAAAGGCGGCGGCGATCTGCAGCGCCGAGTATTTTTTCAGCTCGATAAACTGGTTGTCCGCGAGCTTCATGTTCAGCGGCTGGATTGTCGAGCCTGCCGGAATCGGCACGAGGTTTTTGACCGTGTCGACCTTCCCGGTGATATACTCTTCAATCTTCGTGGTGTATCGCTTCTCAAGTTCGTCATTCAGGTTGCCGGTATACTGTAGGACGGCTTTCGCAGTAAAGCCATTCTTATACATCTCGTTCAGCATCTTCTGCCCGCGCATGTTCCCGCCGAGCGTGGTGCTCAGCTGGTCTCGGACGCTTAGGCCGGTGACACCGTCAAACGAGACCGAGGTACGGAAGTGCATAATGCTGTCGTGCGGAATCCTGACGGTCTCTCCGCTTTTCGGATTATGAAAGAGGTACCAAATTGCTCCCTTCTTTCTGTTCCATATACCTTTGTCGTCGCAGTATATCTCGACGCTTTCAGGTGGAAGGCACCACAGGTTTGTGTTCTTGCCCGCTCCCGTTATCCACACATACGCGTTGCCGTAGTGGTTTCGGTTGATTTCGACCGTCGACCAAAAGTGCGTCGCGGTCATATACGGGTTCGGACGGATTGCAAGCAGACGGTAAAGCTCGTGCTTCTTCGCAGTCTCAATTCCACCGCCGGAAGTCGTGCGCATGATTTTAAACGGCATCTTTCCGATAGCTTCCGACAGAATTTTCAGACAAGCGAAATATGTAGCTTCGCCTAAAGCGTCGCCGTCGTCGCTGATTCCCAAAAAGTCAAGCAGCGCCTGCCGCTCGACCGTCCGCTGATCGCTTGCACTTTTTTTCTTAAACAATGGCATCAAGCCCACCCCATTTTCTTCAAATAATCTTCGACCACCGTTTCATAGTCCGGCGTCTCTTCTTTGCTGGATTTTCGATACACGACATGCGCGTCGATAATAGCGTCGACGACATCGATGCGCGCGTGCCGTGCGTTCACTTCCTTGTCGACTTTGATTTCGCCAAAAGAGTTCTTCGTCTTTTTCGCGTTGACAATAGACCACGACATCAGCGCGTTTCGCTGGTCGTAAAGCACATTTCCGGCTTTGACCTCAAGTGCAAAGTCAACCGTCGCGTCCGACAGAAAACGCGCCGACTGCTTAACTTCAAGCAACGGCGCGCCGAGCGTATCAAGTTCTTCCAAAAATGCGTCCGCATTGTGCGGGTCATATCCGATGCAGGCGATGTTAATTTCAAACTTTTCCTGCAGTTCTTTCAGATCCGCTACGATTTGCAAATAGTCATTTTTCAGGCCTCCGACAGCTTCGGACGGCGTAAGCAAGCCGGACTTTGCCCACACATCATACGGTGCGGTGTCCGTGATGATATGTTCTTCAAGTCGCTTCGCCGGAATGTAAGAATGTGACCAGACATATATCTTCCCATCGTCAAGCGGAAAGAGCAGCGCAAGCGAGGTCAGATCGCCGCCGCTCGAAAGGTCAAGCCCGGCGAAGCATCTGCGTCCGCGCATATTCTCTATCGTCAGCTCTGTCCGTCCGAGCTTCCATTCGTTCGGCGTGATGTACTGTGTGTCGCCATACTCATACCACAGGTTTTGGCGCTTGGTCATATAGTCGGACATTTCAAAGCCGCCCATCTGCTTCGCCGTCTGCGCATCGCGGCGGAGCTGTTCGAGCGCGCTCGGTACTGTCACGAGGTGCGGATTTGCTTTATACCACACGCTCTCGTCAAAAGGGTCGTCTTCTTTGTCCAGTGTGTAAATGTCAACAAAAAAGTCGTCGGCTTCCGCCGTGCCGGCAAGTATCTGCAGGCAATAATCGTCCATCTCGCGGCAGAAGCTGTTCAGGCTTTTCCCGCGTGTGGTTATCATAGATATCAAAGCTTCGTCAAGCGAGGCTTGACCATTGTACAAAGCTTTGTAAATTCCGTTGTCCTTGTGCTGGTGAATTTCGTCGACCGAGCAGAAGATTGCGCGGAAGCCATCGTCAAGCCCGCTCTCTCTCGACAGCGCCTCGATCGTACATCCGGTGCGTTTGGCAATGATAAGACTCTTATAGTCCTTGACGTCAAACAGCGCCTGCAGGTCTTTGTCGACCGTTATGAATTTCTGGATTTCTTCCCACGCGATTCTCGCCTGCCGCTTTTTCGTTGCCGCCGTGAAAAGCTTGCCGAAATTATATCCGCCCCAGTTTGCGATGTACGATCCGGTGATTCCGTTTTCAAAGGTCTTGCCGTTCTGTCTCGCGACGGATTTATATTTTCGGCGGATGCGCCGGAAGCCCGTCTCGGCATGCACCCAGCCAAACGGCACGCCCAGGTCGAAGCACTGGAAGTCGTGCAGCCGAACCGGACGCGGCTGCGCGCCCTCGGCAATCGTCAGCATTTCGGCATAGCGCAGTATCTTCTCCGATTTCTCCGGACACCACACAAACGGAAATTCTTTCGTGCCTTGTTTGGCAATCTCGTTCAAGTGCCGTTCGCATGCCATTCGGTGCGTAAGGCAGGACGGCTCCTGCCCGGAGACTACCCGCTCAGCGTGCAAAGTAGCTCTATCCTGCACTCTCATCACCGCGCTCATCCGCGTCGAAAAGGTCGAATTTGTTCGCCGGCTCTTTCGGCTTTTGCGGAATAATAAGCTTGCACCTGCTCGATACGGTCATGCCGAAGTCGGCCGCAAATTGCTGGCAAATTTTGAGGTATTTTGCCTGCAAATTCAGCGTTTTTTCGTACTGCTCAAACGGCATTTCTTTCTTCAACCGCTTGCGGATTTTCTGCAAGGTTTCCTCGGCGATTATGTAGCGTCCAAGCGACTCGGCGTCGATATCAGCATACAATCCGATGTCGGCGAGCTGCCGGGCGATATAATTGAATCTATTTTTTTGTTTCTTCGAGAGACAATCCGGCGGTTCAATTTTTGTGAACGGCGCGGTCACTTCTGCTGCTCGTCTCTCTTCAATTTCATTCTTTCCGAGGTGCGATTTTCCGTTCAAAACGAGAAGGTCTATCGGCTGTCTTGGCCGCCCTGCCATGCTCTCACTCCTTTGATTTTCATTTTCGGCGTTTTTGCTGCGAAGAGGTAGGTCGGCGACGGGTTACCGCAAAAGCGTCAAACTTTTTTCACACCCCCGTGGGGCAGAGACACACCCGCTCGGTCTGCCTTGTTGTGGCACGCCTTGCACAGTGAGATGCAGTTGGACGGATCAAAGCGCTTGTTCCAGTCCTGCTTAACGCGGACGATGTGATGCACATCCGAAGCCACTGACAAGCGACCATTCGCCGCGCAGTTGACACACAGATAGTGGTCTCGTGCGAGTATGCCTTGGCGGAATCTCCGCCACTGTCGCGAGTTGTAAAAGGCTTCCGCCTTGGCATCCATCTCTTCGCTGTCGTCAATCTTGAGCTCTTCTCTTGTTGCTTTTCTCTCCGGCTTACACTCGGCGCAGTACGTCTCACCGAGCGGTATGACTGCGCCGCACTTGGCGCAGAGCTTATAAAACATCCTGCTCCTCCTTTGCAGTTGACTGCAAAGCGCACCCCCCGGAGGAGTGCGCCCGCGTCTGTCCCTTGCCGGACTCGGACCGGCGTCCCGAAATGCCATACGATCGGGCTCTTGCCTGTTGAGTTAAAAGGACATAAAAAGCGCACCTCTCGGCTCACGGAGAGATGCGTCAAATGAAGGTGTCGGCAGCGCGTGGAGTCGAACCGCGCCTTTGGGGTCCTATAAGCCCTAAAGATAACCGTATGCCGCCATATAAAGTGCCCTGCTATTAAAACCCGCCGCAGGGCAAGGCGGGAAGAAAGGAGAAAAGAATTATGTGGAACTCTGTTTCAGCCGTTCGGCGATCCGGTTTCGAGCAACGCGATAATATCGCTCGTCTTTTTCAAAACCGGTGTAGTGCCGTCCGGTGTTGATGCAGGCGATAGCGGTTGTCCCGCTCCCCATGCAATTGTCAAGCACAGTGTCGCCTGCGTTAGTGTATGTGCGGATGAGATATTCAAACAGCGCGACCGGCTTTTGCGTCGGGTGCAAGCCCCGCTCGCAGTTGATTTGTAGCAGATTCCGAGGATATCCGGTCACATATCGCAGCGAGTCCCTACCGAGAGTGCTGTCTTTGTAGATGCCGTCCGTTTCGCGTTTGCCTTTTGTAACTATCGGCTTTTCGAGATGCTTGATGCCTTGCGGGTTGTATGTTGGTGCTTTTTTGTAAAAAACACAAACATCCTCGATGCAGCGCATCGGCTGATATTTTGCAAAGGTAAATCCGGTCGGCATATTTTTCTGCCAATACCAGCAGTAGCGGAAAAATCGGCGGCAGCTGTTAATGACGTCGGTCGTAAACGGCTGTGCGGCCGTAAGCACCACAGCACCGTTGTCTTTCAGAATCCGCCAATACTGCGACCACAAAAGGCCAAAGTCCAGCGCGTTATCCCACGCGCAGTCCGTCATACCGTATGGTAGATCGCAAAGAATCATATCAATGCTGTTGTCAGGATAGATTTTCATCCCGGCGATACCATCGCCGGGAAATATCTTGTCTAAGTACTCCAAGTTACACTTCCTCCAGTGATTCAAAAAATCCGGAATTCCGCGCTTTTCGCTTATCAGAGTACTCTACAATACCCATTATAGGCTCAAGTTGGTCCCCTTTGTGCACTCTTTTATTTTTGCTCGCGGTCGAGGATGCAAAAGAATTTGTGGCGGAGATTATAAAACTGCCTGCGCCCGCTCGGCACTGGCATATATTCATACGGCGTCCCCTGCGTGACGTTCTTGAGCAACGGTGTTATCAGTCCGACATCAGAGCCGCAGGCAAGCTTCACGCACCGCTCAATTAGCGCGACATCTTTCTTTTCCCGTTCCCGGCTTTCTGCCCTTTTCGCCGTCGGATCAGAGCAGCCCGAAGCGGACGGCATCCCGGATGGAGCCGCCGCCGATAAAGCATATGTATCTTTTGCCCGCTCTTTTTTTCTCGGATACTGCAGGCAGAAATATTTCAGCTCCCGATACCGCTCGCGGGGAATGTCATATTTTTTCGGCAAATCCTTATCTCTCGGCATTGTTTGCATCCTCCATTTTTGCGCCTTTGCCGTGTTTAACCGCTTGTACATCAGCGGCGGGAGCCGACCTTATGCAAAGGTCTACGATAATATCGACTGCCTCGCGGCGGATATTTCTTTCATAAGTTCCATAACCGCCGTTATACCAAGGAGACTTTTTAAGTTCTTTTATTTCTGCCAAAAGCAAATCACGCTCGATATAATCACTCATTTTGTTTTTCCTCCTCTTCGTCGCGAAACTTGACACATTTACAAGGCTTTAAAAAGCTGACATCCGTCAGCAGTTTTTCCTTTTTCTCGGTCGATTCGGCGGCTCGTCCTCGGGCTCTTTTATGTATTTAAAGCACATATATCCGAATCTGTTTTGTATGCACTCCACAAGGCGATAGCCTTTCGGGGCGATTGGCGGGCTGTCGGGGCTGTAGCTCCGGAGCGCGACCTTTGCGTCCTCGCTGTCAGGCCGCCGCATGTTGCGGGTTGATAAATATCTATGTTTAGTGCCCTGCTCGGGCGTCCAATGGTCGAATAAATAATTGGCAAGACCTGTGTAATCGCAACCATGGTCTATACCGTTATAATAGTTGTGCTTGCGCAGGTGCTCTATCTGCACGATATCGCCATAGATCCACTGCGCTTTAATGATCTCTTCCGGCACGCCGTCGGAGACCATGTGAAAATGTATTCTCTTTGTGTTTCTGCCGCGTCCCATATAAAGGTTGATTTTCGCTTCCGGGCACGCGTATTGTAGTCTGCGTTTATATAATGTACGCAACCGGCGCGCCTCGCCCCAGTCGTGTACTTCGTGGTCATTGTCAAAGGTAAGAGTGGAATAAAGGGAAGTCGGCGAGAAATTCTCGTTGAAAACTCGCGCGTGCTTCCGCCTTGCTATCATCAGATTGTGGCGCTCGCGCTCCTCGTCCGTGCGGAGCACCGGCTTGTACTGCGCTTTTGCGACATTGGCGGTGCGGTCAGAAACCGTGTAGACTTCCTGCTCGCAAACCGCGCCGGAAAATATTCGTTTCTTGACTCGCACCGCTTTTCACATCCTCATTTCAAATTTTCGTATTTTATCGAACTCATCGACGAAAGCTCGTCGAGATATCCGACAGTGTTCTCCGTCAGCACCCGCGTTGTGCTGATTGGGATAATCGCCATCACAAAGAATCCGGCTTTCGCCGCAAAGAACGCGCCGGCCGCGGTCTGACGGTAGTACAGCTCGAACTCGTCCACATCAAGCGGCTCGAGATATTTTGACTCGACAAACTCTATTCCGGCCGAAGTCTTATATGGTATATAGTCGTAAGAGCCTATCCGCAGAGATATCGGCAGAGGATCGCAGCGCTCTTCTCCGTCAAATTCGTCTTTGACCATCTTCAAAAACGCTTCCGGCGGCTCGGCGGTGTATCGCTGCATGATTTTGTCCGCCTGTGTCGGTGTGATATCGAAAGATGTCATAAGCGAATCGATTGAAAACACCGGGCAGTCGTTAAGGTAATAGGCGGCGAGACCGTCGCCGAGCATCTGCGTTGTCATATCGTACAGCGAGATGTGCTTATTCGCCTTGCACAGACTTATTATTTTTTTGATTTTCATAAAAAGTTCCTTTCTGCTTTACAAAATTTGATATCTGCTTAAATCGATGTCATCCGCCCGCGTGTTCCAATCCTTTTTTGCCTCCTCGCGCTCGTCAACGCCCGTCAAAAGTCCACCGGCAGAATTGATTTGAAGCTCGAGCTTATAATTTTTCGGGGTGGAAGCTCCGCATTTTTGACACTTGATGCAGAACTCCCAGCCTCTAATCGCGCCTCTCGCGACGGTCGCTATTGTCACATAGCTTGCCGGTGCTCCGCAAAACGGGCACCTTCGCAATGGCTCTCTGGGCGACTCTAAATCAAACATCGTAAGCACCTCCGTTTTTCGAGGTAAAAGGGTTCGTTATCCATTGTCATTCCTCCATTGGCTCGTTCCAGCATTCATTGCATTCTATCCCCGGATCGCATTCTATCCCCGGACACTTTCCGCCGTATGTTGTTTTTCTGCATGCATACGGGGTTCCGTCTGAGTCGCTTTGCGCTTTTGGGAACTTCTCAAAAAAGTCCTGTACGTATGTTTTTACGGAGTGTTCGTCGCTCCATTTTTGCACAGTTTCGATTGCCTTTTTAGCATCCTTGGCACAGATTTTTGAATACGTGAGCTTGCAAACCCCAAACATCGGGCAGTCCTCTTTATTAGCCGCATTAGCCACGCACTCATCACGTGTGTCACAAAGTCTTTTGAGTTCGTGTAAAAAGTTTATTGTCTTGTTACAATCCATTTTTAACGCTCCTTTACCATTATTTCTGTTCGCGGGTTTTCTTTGTCATTACTCCCGCAGAGCTGAAGCTCAACATTTGAAAAGCTGTCATCTTCTGCCTTGTGCGGATCCGCGCCCGGCGAACTTGTTGAGTGACGGCGGGACATCGGGGATAGTGTAGATGTATCTTTTGCGTTCGCATTGCGGGCATATCTGCCGCCCCTCGGGGACTATCTCTCCGCAACAAATACATCTGTCTGCATTAGCCATTTTCAACCCTCCTATTCCACGCTTTGATTTCTTGTTCTTTGGTTGAGTGCATTTCGGCGAAAGAACTGCACACGCAAGCTCCCACTGCTCTTGATATTGGTAAAATAAAATATTCGCCGCAAGCATATCCGATTTCGGGCACTTCGCCGCATTGCGGACACGGCTTTAAATCAAGCATCGTAACCACCTCCGTTGCAGGCGTATTCTTTCAGCGCGGCGGCGGCTTGCGCCATAACGCTCTCGATGCACGCGCTCGACACGACTTCGCCGTCGTTATACGCCGGGCAGACCTGGCATGCGCCCTCTTTGCCGGATCCGCAAATCTCCGCCGCTTCTATAAGCTGTTCAAGCGTCAGGGTTTTCACAGTTTTCAACCTCCTTTGCCAGTCCGCATTTCAGCGGGCTGTTATAACAAGGATTTTTACAAGTGCCGATTTTCTGACACTGGAAACAGCAGTAATTCCCGCGACGGTGATCGCAGTTAAAATGTGTGCACATCAGGATTCCGGCTTTCTTTTTATTCATCGTCCGCCGCCTCCATTTCCTCGTTCCAGCAAGCTTTACACGGCGCCGGACCCGCTCCGGCTACAGCGGAGTACTGGCAACTCCCGCCGTAGCAGTTGACGCGGCACATCCTCGGCACACCTTCTTTATCCGGCTTTGCTTCCGGGAACTTCTCGAAAAAGTCTTGCGCATAGGTTTTTCGCGGGTTCTCTCTGCTCCATTTATGTAAATTTTCAATCGCATATTCAATATCCTTTCGCGAAAGGGTTGGAACCCCTTTTTCACAAAACTCATACAAAGGACATCTATCGATTATGCCAAGCTTGCAATCCCTGCGCGAGGCGCAGAGCCTATGCGTTTCAACAAAAAAATCTATCGTTTTACTGCAATCCATACTCATTCTCCTTTCAGCAGTTCATGCTCGCCGCTCTGAAGCTGAAGCTCCGTCTCAGACATCTCATAGCCCAACTCGCAAAGGAACTCATAAATTCTGTCAAGGCTTTGGTTCCCTCTGTATTCCGGTGCTGATTTAGCGTTGTTTGATGCATACCACCCGGCGGTATAGTAGCCTCTGTTCTCATCGTCTCCGGCAAGCGCATACGCAACAACTATCGGCGCACGCTTGTCCTCGGCGATAAACTGCCGCCATTTCGGCGCATCTACAGAATACTTTTCATCGCTTCCAATCTCGGAATTGATATATTTTCTGTCGCACGAGCAATAGCCCGTTATTATACGACCCGCGAACTGTACAAGCCACTTGATGATTGTTTCTTTATGTTTTTCAACGGCGGTAAAGTTCTTGACAAAGTTTACGCGGCACTCATACGCCGTTTCCGTCAAACGCTTGAGCTCACGGTTGGCACTGTCTATGCGCTGTTCGCATTCTGATTTTTCCTCTTTCTTCTTTGGTACTTTGACTTTCTTCCGCATAAGGTACGCCGTGCCATATGATATTTCCCAAAAAAGTTCCTCTTTGTCTTTGGGCTTTTTAAAAGTTCCCTCTTTCCAGTCTGTAATCGCACACTGTTCGACCCGCTCGTAGGCGGTGCTATAGATTTGGTTTTTTACGGCTTTCGCGCCGATTGACTTTAGCTCGGCTTTGACAAGTGGCGTTTTCTCGGCTTCAATCTGCCGCCTCTTCGCGCGAGTAAGGCTGAACTCAAACTCGCGTGTTCCGACAACTTTCAGCAGCTCGCGGCGCTCTTTTTCGTCTTTTATGTCCGCTATCTGCACATAGTTCTCGAGCGTTCCGCCGCGCTCCACCGCCTGCTGCATCTGCTCTGTAGGCAAAGTAGCTATCTTCAGGCGCTTGCGCACAGTCGTTTCGGCGAAGCCGGTCTTTTCGACAATCTCGGCAACCGGCACGCCGAGGTTAAACATCATCTGCATACCTTGCGCTTGTTCATAGACTGTCAGATCTGACCGCTGCATATTTTCCAAAAGCATGGTAGACAGCTGCGTTTTATAGTCCATTTCGATCACGGCACAGGGAACCTCAGTCAGTCCCGCCTGCTTTGCGGCTGCGAGTCGTCTGTGCCCGATGATAACGGTATACATGCCGTTTTCGGTCGGAACGACCGTCAGGTTCTGCAGGATACCGCGCGCTTTGATGGATTCCGCCAGCTCGGTGACATCGCCGATATTTTTCCTCGGGTTGTCCGGGTGTTCTTTAAGTTTCGTTACATCGATGTTAGTTATCATGATTTTTTCTCCTTTATACCCGGTTTCAGCAATTTAATAACCTCGTCTGACAGGCTGCAAAATTCGTCTTTGTCTATGCCGACAATGATGAATGTTCCGACAAAATCGCAGCCGCAAAATCTGCAGTTGTGCGGCAGTCCTAACAGTTTGCCTTCTTCGTTGCAGATAATGACGACGTCCGTCGATATCGTGACGGTTTCGATATAACCGCCAACCGTTCTCTGTAGGTTCTCCAGCGTGTTTGATATCCACACCACTCTTGCAGGTTTTCCCGGGTCTTTTACTATGACCTTAATCTTTTCCGCGCTGATATCGTCGGTGATAAGGTCGTCAATTATGTACTGCGCAATCCGCTTTTGATTCGAGCCGCCCTTTTCGCTCTCGGCGTCGATTTTGGCTATTGCCTTTTTCATCAGTTCTGTCATTTTTTTATTTCTCCTTTAAATCGTGTTGATGTCGAGTTAGCTCGCGAAAAATTGCGTCCTAATTTTCGGCAACACCTCTGTCGAGTTAGCTCGCCGAAAGTTGCATACTAATTTCAGATTGCCGCGCTGAAAATTAGCTCGCAAAAAATTGCGTCC